CTCCTGCATGGTCAATTGCTTGTTGTCTTGCCTCATCAAGTGTTAGCTTGCCTTTCTTATGTTGCAACCAGATGTCTTGAATTATTTTCTGGTTTGTTGGGTTTTTATATCCGGCAGGATACAATCCACGGATTGCTTCCCATGTAATAGACTGCATTTCTCTCGGCAATATACCACGTTCCTTGGCTGCACGTCTATATGCTTCCGCAAACATGGCATAGGTGCCTTGAATGCCTGTTACCGAGGAGTTTTTCGGATTTAATGTGCCTGGACTAGAGGTTGCTAAGTTGTGTGAAACCTCCATTGATTTTCCAGATAAAGGTCGCATCAGACCGGCTGCAACGGCATGAGTGTCAATGGTGACCGATTCATGCGCTCCATTAGGATCAATGATGTTATTGTAAAAATTACGGACCTTGTGCTGGTTGCCGAGTCGTTGCGTAATGTTTGCCATTGAAGGATCTTCTATGACACGGATTGCTTTTTCTATTTCACGGAAAGATCCCCATCCAGTTCCTGCTTCTTCACCTTTACCGGTCAAACGAACATCCGCAAATTCACCTTCTGGTGTCACAACTCGGTGATTGCGTGGCATGTAAGTCTCGTCATAAACACGGAGCCAGACTGCCTTGTCACTAGCATTTTCTATTTCGTTCAGCGTTTTTCCACGGATACGGTCCAGTGTTTTAGCATACTGAGGCTTGCCTAGTTTATCTTGTGCCATTGCTTCCATTGCATCGTCCCATCGTTCATCACCTCGACGGATGACAATCTCCATGACACGTTCTCCTAGACTGACATTTTTAAACCAATCCATTTGTGGCGACAATACTGCAAAAACACCGGCTGCAGATTCTTTTGGAATCTCATATTTTTTGCCGAAATCTTCTGCAATTTTATTTGCGCCGTCATACCAAAGTTTTGATCTTTGCCTTGTTGCATCGGGAACTTGGTCGTGTAGGTACAACAAATTGTCCTTAACGTGTTCAACAAACTGCTCACCTTTTTTCGCCGGTGTGCCTTTTAGTTTTAAGTTTGGATAGGCTTCAACAACCTTGACGTTGTGTTTAAACTGAACCGGATCTTTTTGCATCGTTTCCAGATCAACAATCAACAAATCTTCAACTGGATCCTCTGTCGCTTTAACTGCCGTAGGAAACCGAGTCGAAACAATTTTTAAGTCACCAATTTTTTGAACTGGTTTTGCTACGTTCTTAAGACTTCCGGCAAGCGCCAAACCTAGCATCTTGGCTTTGGTTGCTGGTATTCCAGGCGCCATTGCTTGTGCTGCAATCACGGCAGGATCGTCAGGGTTGACTCCGAGTTTGGTTGCAAGGTCTGTCGAAGTTAAAGGAACATTTTCTGCTGCTTCTCTGATTGTTGGCGAACCTATTGCTCCAGGTTGTGCAAGCATCGCCATTTGTGCCATGTCCATGACAGAACCTCCGGCACCACTAGCAAGTCCACCAGCAATCTTTTTGCCTAATGCTTTTGCTGCCGGTAGTACAACATCTGGCTCCGTAGTCTGACCTTGAGGCATTGGTGTGAGAGGTGGAGGTTCGACATAATCTTTGCCTCTCAATGCCGGTACGATGTACGGATCTGTTCTTGTTTTACGATCTGCCATTACCAGTTTTTACAAGACCAGTATCTGGCCTTTGTCTTTGGGCCAGGATTGTCGCAATTGTGCCTTGCACGGAACGATTTCCGAGCAGCCGGATTGCTCTTTTTAATCGACATATTCGGGTCGCCGTATCGGACAACCTTCACCTTGTCGCCGTCTTTCACATATACCTTGAACTTCTTCGACTCTCCAGGTGTGCGGATCGGCGTGTTCAGTTTGACCGTCCTGCCTTGGTATTTTGCCATCAGCGTCCTATTTTTTTCTGAATCAATTTGTGTGACTCAGTAAAGGTTTTGCCTTTCCTCATCATCTTCCGCATCTCCGCCATGTGCTTTTTAGTGTGATGCTTGGAATGACGAGACAAAGCTGCCTCTTGACGTTTAGTCAGTTTCATCGTTTCTTGGCAGTCTTCGCAGATTGACGGAATGCCTTAGCAGTTGGTGCGCCTTTTGATCCTGGTTTTCTCATGCGCTCCGGAGTCTTACCGGCTGCTTTCTGAGCCTTAATCCGTTTTCTCTTTTTGTGAATGTTTGAATAAAGTCCTGGTTTTCCTGGCATGGTTTCCTATGGTGCTTGATTTATCCAACAACGCTCATCATTGAGAATCTTGTCAGATAAAATCTTCAGTTGGTGTTTATCAAACTCGTTTAGTTTAGAATCTGTATTACCAATCAATGCCTTCAGCAATTTGTATTCATACCGGCTCAAATTTAGGAGCAGCGTCTTATCAACAAAGCTTTGTGTGTTATAAGTCAAATCGGGTAAACTTGCTCCGTGTAATCGACTTCATACCATTCCGGCTCGTCCTCCTCCTCAACATTCCGGAGACACTCTTCTTCTAGTTCCTTCTCAAATTTTTCAAAAAATTCTGGACTGCCATGAATCGGCACCGGCTTCTCCGTCCGGTGGAGGTAGTGCATACACTCACGCCAGCCGTAGAGCATCGCATCGGTGCAGTGGTTCTCTAGGTCATCTCTTTCGATGTACCGGCCTTTTTCCTTCTCGGCGAGGTTCCATTCCAAGAGGCTCAGTTCATCACGCAACGGTTCTGTCGAAACGGTGTCCTCAATCAAGATCCTGCCGTTGGTAAAATCGGAGTTGATCAACTGAATGTGATCGAGCTTCTTCGACTTCTCGGCAGGCCAGACGGAGAGTTCGTACCTTTTGTTCAACTCCTCGACAATCATTTTTCCGAGGCCTCCTGAGTCTGCCACGATCCTCACCGGCTCAAACCTCTGAACCAGTGCATGAATCTTCCTTGCAATATCCTCCGTCGTAAGTTCAGAAACCTTATCTGAATGGACCACATACACGTCTGGACTGTCTTCTGAAAATCCAAGAACGACAAACGCCGTTGCGTCCACAAAGCCGAGATCAATGCCGAGAACAAAATCGGTAAGCAGGCCATCAAGCAGAGGATCACAAGTGTTCCGCCGATGATCGAAACTGTACACCAGCGTCTCAGTGTCATGAATCCATTCGCCAAGATACTCACGTCGGTACACCGGTGTCTCCTCGTTCCAGCCGTTCTCGTGCTTTCTCTCCTCCAACCATTCCTTTGCCTTGGGTAAATGCGGATTTTCTAACATGGTCCAGTGAAACCGTTGCCATGCATCCTCCGTGTGATCAATGTCAAAGGCATAGCCTGACGCACTTGCTGATGGTGTGAAAAACGCACAAATGGTTCCGTCATAGTCCATCGTTGCCGGTTCCAAGATATCTGCCACTAAGGTCCGGCAGACACTCGTCTTCATCGATTGCACCTCGTCCAAGACCACGGCGCCATACTTCGGACCTCTTAGCTTCTGAATCTCTTCATAATCCGTTGCTCCTGCCAAAATGATGCTGGAGCCATTCGACAACGTCGCCGTCAAATCATTTGCCCGAAACTCCAGGCCCACGCCAAACTCCACATCCAACTGATGCAACGTCGTCCACAAGATCCGCCTCGCATTCTTCATCGATAACGTGATGTAAGGCACCAGACTCCCTGGATACTGAATTGCTGCACACAACAAAATCACTGCACTCAGATGAGTCTTGCCTGCTCGACGACTGCACCTCGCTAACTTCTTCCGCCGGTCACTCTCAAAAAATTCAAGCTGCCGGTCAAATAAACTAGCCTTTAGCTTTTCCGCTACTCCCTGAAGCTTTTGCTCCTCCGCTTCCCTTAGCCTTTTTCTTGCTACCAGATTTTGAAGCAGCGCCCTTGTCTGAGGGTCCAGATTCAGATCGTGCATCCGCTCCCTCCTGGTCCCTCGCTTCTTGTCTCTGATGTCGGGCCTCTTCTTCGGCTTTGCGTCGCTCATCCTCTTTCGTCCATTCAATTTCTGCTTCTAATGTCAACATACCGGCGATATTGGATGCAGGCACCATCACCTCCACCATCCGGCCCTTCAACCGCTCAGGCATCCCTCTGATCACCAGCCAGCCATCCTCAAACACCATGTCCAACTCATGACGATGGTCCTTCCAGGTCAAGCCCTCAAAACTATTGTAATGAGGCACCATCACCGGTTTGATAAATTGCACTCGTCCTATTTTCATATCACCTCCAACTCCGATAAGGATTCCAGGTCCAAACATATTTTTTAAAAAAATTTAAGGCAGGCGTCCGCCAACTTACCTCACACTCCACCGGCAAATCCGCCTTCTCCATCAACTCATTTGCAAATCCAAGACGCCTAAAGTTGTATTTGACGAAGATGAAGTGCAGGCAGTCCTCCTCATAGCAGATCCAGCCAATGATGTGATCCGAGTCCTCTGGGTCGCACAAGACGGCGACGGAGGTGGATGGGAGAATTTTTTGGAGGAATGTGCGGTTTTGAGAGAGAAGGAGGCCTGGGGGGGGCCGGAGGCGGATGGGGGGTCGTCCGCATTCCGCCGTGAAGATCGGGTATTGCAGGCCTGAACGTAGCCAGCTATCGATGATCATTGCATCGTCTGACTCACGCCTCTCACGCAAGACTGGTCTATCTGCAATCGACTGCTCTGTCACCTTTTCGTCAATGATATCAACCGTTTGTGCTTCCATGCAAGGCCGATGTCTACAGAATGTCTACAATTCCGTGAGCATTTCCGGTGATTTCGTACCGGCGACAGACGTTTCCAGCGCCTCGATCAGCTTTGGATCGCTCCTGACCTCATCGAGCAACTGAGAATCCGACATCTTGGCGACGACAGAGACGTTGTGCGCCTGAACATCACTCCAATTTTCCTGATCTCGATTCTTCAGGTAGAAGATTTGAGCCGGAACCGAACCTTTCACGGCGCTTTC